AGTCGCCACCCCAGTCGATTGCCTTCTCGACAGATGCCGATGCCGTGTAGCACAGGATGTCACCGTCGATGACGATGTGGGTCTTCACGACTCGTCCTCCTCGGCGGTCTCGTCGTTGGAGGTGACCACCTTCTTCACCCGGTCCTTGAGCATCTCGGAGAGGCCGATGACCTCCAGGGCGCTGCCCTTGAACTCCGTGATGAGCGCGTAGGACTTCTTGCTCCGGTCCTGGTACGCGATGAAGACGAAGGCGTCCACGCGCCGGCTGATCTCGTCAACCAGCTCCGTGGTCGATACGAGGGTGAGGTCGGGTGTCATCCATGAGCCTTTCCGTAGTCGATCCGCTTGAGTGCCTTGAGGCGGGAGACGATCTCCTGCCTCTGCCGTGAACCCTTTGGCCATGTCCTTGCCTGGGTCATCAGTTCCGCCTGGAGCCGCTTCTCGACGAGGTAGGGAGAGACCATGCGGGCGACGTCCACCGCCCTGTCCCCGGAAACCCTCCACTCCCACGCGCTGCGCTGGTTCCCCCGGCATGACTTCCTGTTGATCTTGCCGCCCCACTCCCTGCGGAGCGCCTCGAGGACGTAGGGGAACGTGTTGGAGACCGAGATGGCCGGGGTTGTCCCGTGCCACACGGTGAAGCACCCTTCCCCATCGAGGTAGCCGGCGAGGTAGGCGATCCACAGGGGCCTCTCAATGAGTCTCGGCCCATGAAGACCCGGCACGGAACTCGCCGTCGAGGGGACACCTGAACCCGAGCTCTGTCCCAGCACCGGAGATTGCTGAGACCGCACCGTGTCCAACACGCTCTGCCAGCTCAGGCCGGCACTCGATCTGGAACTCGTCATGGATCCACCCGATGACTGCGTAGTCCTTTCCCCACCCGAGCCCGTCCAGAGACATTTCCTGGACGAACCTGACGAGCGCCGCCTTCATCACCACCGCTCCCGCAGACTGGAGCAGGGTGTTCAGGGCGGAGTGCTGCGAACGGACGGGGAGGCGGCGACCGTCGAGGCCGAGCAGGTATCCCCGCTGGGAGGCCGAGACCACCGCATCCTTGAGCATCTTGTAGGCGGCCACCTTCTTCTCGAAGGACGCACGGAGGCGCTTGCCGTCCTTGGCCGACCCACCGACCACCGAGCCGAGCTTCAGGTCACCTGCCCCGTAGATCATCGCGTAGATCAGAGTCTTGCTCTGGTTGCGGCGGTCCTCATGACCGGAGTCGTGCTTGTCCCTCTTGGTGCCGGCAGGGACCAGACCGAAGGCGATGGCGTTCTCCCAATGGATGTCGCCGCTCACCACGGCCTTGCCGTAGGCACCGTCGTCGTAGGAGTGGAGGTAGTGGGAGAGGCAGCGGAGCTCAAGCCCCGATGCGTCTGCTCCCACCAGCCTCCACCCCTTCCTCGGCAGGAACAGTCCACGGCACTCCTTGCCGTAGGGGCTCCGCCCCGCAGGCACCTGCGCCATGTTGGGGCGGGCATGGGAAGCCCGTCCAGTCACCGTCCCGCCCGGGTTGATCCTTCCGTGGATCTTCCCGCCCTTGGTCAGCTTGATCCATGCCTCCTCGCCCTCGGCAACCTGCCCGAGGCGCTTCACCACCAGGAGGTACTCCGTGAGCATCTGCGCCTCCGGGTACTTCAGCTCCGAGAGGATCTCCTCGTCGATCCGCGGCTGTCCCGAGGGAGTCACCAGCACCGGCTTCCACCCGTAGAGCTCGTTCAGGCCGCGGGCGATGTCGAGGCGGCTCCCGGGGTTGAACTGGATCGTCTTGGTCTTGGTCTTCAGGACCTCCTTCTTCGGAGGGAAGACCTTCACAAGGCTCTCCTTCAGCTCCAGCCGCTTCGTCAGCAGTTGCGCGGTGAGCCGCTCGGCACCCTCGATGTCGAAGGTCCACCCGGCGACCTCGATGTCACGGCAGATGGACGAGACCTGGTGCTCGAGTTCCCAGGCACGGTCGGAGATTCCCTGCTGAACCAGGTGGTGCCAGAGCTTGCGGGTGACCTCGGTGTCCTGTTCGCAATACTCCTGCATCTCCTCGGACCACCTGGACCAGTCCGCGGTCTCCCCGAAGACGTCCTTGTGCAGCCCGAGGCGGTAGCCCCATGCCTTCAGCGAGTGGCTCCCGATGAGATCCTTGGGGAACTCGGTGCGCTTGAAGTCGTCGTTGCGGATGTCCGGGTAGCAGAGGCGGGAGAGGACAAGGGTGTCCACGACCTTCGCCTGGGTCTCGAAGCCCAGCACCTTCCGCATGGCGGGGAGGTCGAAGTTGATGACGTTGTGCCCGACGATGGCCGGGGCAGCCTTCATGATCCGCAGGGACTCCCCATGCCCGATGGCCTCGTAGGTCGATGCGAGGATGTTTGAGGTCACCGCATCGCGGACCACGATGGAGTGGATGCGGGTGTATCCGTCGAGGGCGTCAGTCTCGATGTCGAAGATGACGGGGTTCATTCCCCAAGCGCCTCCCGCGCCTCGTCCGCATCTCCCCGGTACATGACCGCCGGCGTCCCCTTGCCGACCCAGGCTCCCTCGATGTTGAACGAGACCCACTCATGGGCCTCCTCCTCGGTCATGCCGTCGTCCATGAACTTCTCGACGAGCTTGGCGTGGTCGTAGACGACGATTGCCGGCTGGCCGCAACGGACCGCCCAGCCCACCACGGCGTCGTCGCATCCATCCAGAAACATGGGGCCGTCAGCGATCATCCTTGATCCTTTCAAACAACCGTCTTATGTCAGAGACAATGTATTGACGATCCTTGGCGATCCAAGGGTCAGAAAGGAATATTGCCGTCTATTTCTTTCGGGTCTTCCGCCGGATCGAACATCGGGCACTCGGCCATGCGGCCCGTCTCCTTGTCGTACTCCAGCGCAAGGCAGGAACCCGTCTCTCCCGTGTAGCGGCACTTCAGGACGCGAACCCTCGTCTGGTTCTTGTTCTCGCCCTGCTGGTTCCGCTCGAGCGCGATCACCGCATCGGAGAGCTGCGCGATGCCTTGGCTCGACCGGAGGTGGCTCAGGCTTACCTCGCCTCCCTCCTCATGGCTCCTTCCGTCTACGCGCTTCAGGTGGCAGACCATGAACAGGGTGATCTGGGTCTCCTCGACCAGGGTGCGGAGCTTCGTCACCAAGGCATCGAGCATCCGTCGCTCGTCCCCCTGCCCGTCGTTGAGACCGCTCACGGCGATGGAGATGTGGTCGAGGAACACGGCCTTGCAGCCGAGGCCCTTTCCCATGTAGCGGATGCGGTCGAGGAGGTTCTGCCCCTCGGTGGACCCGAAGTGGTCGTAGAGGTAGACCTTGTTCTCCCCGAAGACCCGGTCGAAGGAGTCCTTGAGCTCTTCCTTGTTGGCCCCGAGGTGGAGCCGGCGGTTGGCCTCGAGGCTCATCAGGCCGATGGCGGTGCGGGCCACGGATTCCTCGAGGGCGATGTAGCCGACCGGGGTTCCGCTCTTGATGAGGTGGTAGGCCAGCTCACGGCAGAACTGGCTCTTGCCCACCCCGGTCCCTGCGGTGACCGTGACGAGCTCACCCGGGCGGATCCCGTGGAGCATCTCGGTCAGGGGTGCCCAGGGGTAGGCGATTCCCGGGGATGCGTCGAAGGACTCGATGCGCTCCCAGATGTCCTGTGCCGCCACGATGCCGTCCGGGCGGTACGCGGGGGCGATCCAGGTGGCGTTCACCAGCTCCTTCGCCTTGCCGCTTCGGATGCAGTCGTTGGCATCCTTGGCCGGCAGATGCGCGATGAACGCCTTGCCGGGGCTGAGGACCTTGGCGCACTCCTTCGCCGCCTTCTGCCCAGGCTCGTCCATGTCGAACGCGAAGACCACGCGGTCAAATCCTTCGAGCCAGTCGAGGCTCTTGGCGATGGCCTTGGGTGCCGACTGGGCACCGTTGGGGACGCTGACCACGGGCCACTTGTGCTCCTGCACCTGGCTCAGGCTCATGGCGTCGATCTCGCCCTCGGTCACCACGACCATCCGGCCCTGCCCCGAGAATCGGTGCTGGCCGAACAGGACCATCCGCGAGGCATCCCCGAGGATCCTGAACTGCTTGTCCGCGGTGCGGAGCTTCTGCGCCACGACCTCTCCAGAGGCATCCCGGTAGAGCGCGACCTGCACGGGGTTCCCGTGGTGCTCCCCGATGCCGTAGTTCCAGAGCCGGCAGGTCTCCTCGGTCAGCCCACGCTTCTCGAGGGCTGCGTATTCCACTTCGATCATCCCTGGGATCCTTCCTACTCTCTGCTGCTGCGGTTCAACACCCTCGCCCCGCTCATGGTGCTGGCACCCGAAGCAGTAGGCATGGCCGTCCGAGTAGCGGGCGAGGTTGTTCCTCGATCCACAGCTCGGGCAAGGCTCATGGCGGATGAAGCGAGACGACTCCGTCATGCGGTGAAGACGACTGCGGTTGCCTCGCCGTGGGACCAGACGGCGTTGACGTTCTGCCCCATGAGGGGCAAGAGGTCAATCGCGTCCGACCTGCGGACCGGAAGCCACTTCTCGTCCACCTTCGATCCGACCCCAGGCTTCCCTGCCCGGGTCCTGCGGATCGTCACCCCGGCATCCCAGGGGTGGTCTTCCTCACGCATGTAGAAGGAGACGGTGACGAGCGTTCCTTGCCCGTCGTACTTGACCTTCACTCATGCCTCCACCGCGTAGCAGCGGGTTGACTTGGGAGTCGGAGCCTCGGTCTTGCTGAGGAACGAGTTGAACCAGGACTTCCCGAGGTGACGCTCGATGAAGGTGCTCAGGGAGCAGGCTTCGCTGTTCGTCAGGGTCATCCGGATGTCACCCGAGGTGATGACCAGGGAGTCCCCGTCAACCGAGAACGTCGGCTTCTCCGGGTCGGCTGGGACGAGCTGCGGGTTCAGGACGGTCTTGTAGGAGTTGCTGTAGTGCATGGATGAACCTTTGTGTGTCCTCGAGTCTCATCATCAGGAGCCAGTCGCTCCTGTCCCGGCGCATCAGCACGACGGGAACCTTGTTCTTGCAGTCGCGGATTGCCTGCTCGATGAAGTCGTAGACCGCGATGGACTTCCTGAGCTTCACCTCGCAATGGATGTCTCCGGTGCCTCCGAGGTCAGCCGAGAGGGAACCGGAGGATTGGGCTGCCCGGTACGCAGACTGGATTCCCCAGCACTTGCGTATCGCATCCCGGGCATCCCGCTCCCCGCGCTTCCCACGCTCCCGGTTGTTGGGCATTAGTCAGTACAAGCACCGCAAGCGATGCCCTCCGTGTCTGGCCCGTCGAACAGGACTCCTTGGATCGAGACCTGCTGGAGCATCTGCTTGTAGGTGGGGATGTCCTTCCTGAACCGAGCACCGACCAAGTCCTCCATCCCAACCCACCACTTCATGCGTTCCGGATCCTCAGCGATCAGGCGCTCAAGCGTCTTTCGGCTCTTGAGGAAACACCCGAAGCAGTTGCCGGCAGAGTTGTCGCCAGGAGGGAACCCGAGGTCGAAGTCAGATGCCTTCCAGAACTCGTTGACCTCCGACGCGGTGACCCCGGCGCGGGCTAAAGGACAGACCTTGACCTCGTCGCCGTGATCCTTGATCTTGGCGACACGCCGAGGCTCATCCGCACGGATGCCAACCGCAGTCGTCCAGGCATCCCATCCGAGGGTGTGCTTCGAAAACCGACGAACTGCCAGGACCTTCATCTCGCTGGTGCAGAACCGGGTGATCGGGTTCGGTAGATACCGCTTCTTCCCGATCAACCCAGCAAACACCTTCCCTTCCCTGTCGGCGGACTGGGGAGACACCTCACGCACGAACGGACGCTCAGGTGTCCACTCAACCCACCGCACAGGGCAGCCCCAGTTCCTCGACACCGCTTCGATGAACTCGTACGTCGCTGGATGTTCCCGGCCCGTGTTGCAGAAGACGACCTCCACCTCTGGCGGAAGAGATCCGCCGTAGGCGTCGATGACCCTACGGAGCATGTATCCGCTCGTCCTGCCACCGCTGAAGCTGACGATGGCAGGCTGCGGGATTCGGAAGGGATCCATCAGAAGTCCTGGGCCTTGACCTTCTTGCCACCCGCAGCGGCCTTGACCGGCTTGGGGTCATCCTCGAAGTTGTCGAAGGTCTCCGAGACGAACCCTTCCTCGGAACCGAACCCGAAGTCGCCGGCGCTGCTGCCCTTGGGCTCCACGACCTCGATGAGCTGCACCCCGCGGAGGCGGAGGCTGATCCCGGCCCCGGTCGCCGGCTGGTTGTAGGTGCTGATCTCAAGCGCGAGGCGGGCACGGGTGCCGCTGCCGATCCGGAGGTTGGTCGTGTCAACCTTCTGGCCCTTGGCGTCGAACAGCGCGGGCTTCTGCTGCCAGCTCTTGCCGCTCTTGGTGTTCACCTGGAACGGGAGCTTCGCCTTGACGACCAGGTTGTTCTCGTCGTCCCGGGAGCAGGGGAGCGCCTCGTTGACCTTGACCTTCTTGCCGCCGGACTCCTTGGCGCATGAGGCAAGCCACGCGGTCCGGGCGTTCGTCAGGGTTTCCTCGAGGTCGTCGGCTCCCTCGCCGGCGGGGATCACGATGTTGGTCTTGAAGACCCCGGAGGCGTCGAACCGGGTGTCGGGCTCGATGAGCGCCGGGTACTGGAGGATGCCTGCGGGGGTCGTGACCTGCTGAAATGCTCTCTTCATGCTGTTCCTTCCTTCCTTGGTTGGGGGATGCTTCCCATTGTACCGCTTGATTGAGTGTCCGCAATCCGTGACATTGGGTCAAGCAAAGAAATACTTTGAGTTCCGCAGCTGCGTGATGTCGAGGTTGCCGTAGCCCGGGGGCTCCGGGAGCGTGAACCCCTTCGGGAGCTGCGCCTCAATCTGCCGCATCCAGTCCTTGAGGGGGTCACCCTCGAACGTGTCGATCCACGCCTCGCGCAGCTCATGGGCAAGCACCGGCTGGAACGCGGCGTGGACGAGGTAGGAGTCGTGGACGAACGCCATGTCCGGGATCTTGGCCGCGACCAGTCGTCTCGCCGTCATCCGTGCAGCCGTCGCGTCAAGGCTGTGGACGAGGTTCGGAACGATGCCGTTGACGTGCTTCCTGCGGTCGATCTTGGCGGTCTGGTTTCGGATCTGCCAAATGTGCGCTTGCTTCCCGAGGGTGGTCTTCACCTTCGAGGGCTCGTAGGAGTAGTAGGACTGCTGCACCGTGAAGCCGTCCGGGGTTACCCACATGGGGTGGATGCCGGCATTGACGATGACCTGCCCTGCCTTCCGTGCCCAGTCGAGGAACTGGGTGCCCTTCACCACGATCTCCCCGATGCTCGGCCACACCTTGCGGATGAGGAACCCGCAGGGCTTGCTCGGGTCCATCCACGGGCCGTCCCGGTGGTTCTCGAGGTACGCCTCCTTCAGGTAGAGCATGGCCGACCGCTGGCTGATCGAGTACGGCAGGCACATGACCGGGCGCTTCACCATCGAGCGGCTGACCCCGAGGGCCTCCCACTCACGGGCGAAGTTCTCCCCGAGCCTTGCGGCATCCCGGATGCGAACCATCGTCCGGTCAGCGACCATCTGGTAGATGTCGCTCGGGCGGTCGGAGGGAATGACGTTGACCGCGGCGGCACCGACCTCGTCCTTCAGGAGGAGGCTGAGGACCTGGAGTCCGTTGCAGCTGCCGTCCACGGCGACCATCAGGTGCGATGGCTTGCCGGCGCGGACCAAGGGCATGTCGAGGCACCACGCCAGGTAGGAGAAGGGCTCGTCGGCCTTGCCCCAGAGGTGAACCGTGGAGAGCGGGTCCTTGGCGATGGCGTCGATCTCCCCGGAGCGGATCATGGAGTGCATGACGCCGGCACGTTCCTCGAGGGTGCCCTTCCTGCCGAGCACGGCGGCACCGTGACGGAGCCACGCCTGCATGGCCTCGCTCTTGGGCGGCACGGGGTGCCCGAGGCCGAACTCGATGAGGCCCCGCTGGAGGTCGTTGCCCTGGTGGGAGAGGCCCGTGGCCTGGCAGTAGAACCTCCCACGGAAGTCGAGGGCAGCCGCGTGGAAGAACCGCAGGTCCTTCTCTGAGGCGAACTTCACGGCGAGGTTGATGGTCTGGATCACCCCGAGGCGGCGCGAGGAGATCCTCCGGTTGTTCTCGGCAATCCGGGTGCAGTCCATGTAGTAGCGCCGCAGGGTGAGGAACTGGTCGAGGTTGCGGGTCTTCAGGTCAGCCTCGGGCGGTCGCTCAGGCATCGGCGTCTCCTCATGGACGTCGAGGTCACCGATGGGCGAACGGCTCTCCATGAGCGCAAGGGCAGCCGCGAGGACCCCTTGGTTCACCCGGAAGGGGGTGTGCTGGATGACGTTGATGGCGTCATAGACAAGGGGCATCGCCTCCTTCGTGTGGCTTGCCTTGGCGACCTTGGAGGAACCACGGACAAGGGAGTCACCGAGGCCCTGCTCGTAGCCGCCGTCGTCGGGGTTGACCCACTTGCGGGGAGGCACGACCATCGGCAGCTTGACGGGGCGCAGGGTCTCTGCGTGGCGCATCGCCTTGTGGGCGTAGGCCCATGCCTCCTTGGTCATCGCCAGGGCGGCGACGGTGTGCCGTGCGGACCGCTTGTAGGTCACCCGCTCGAGGAGGCCCGTGGCCTCGCAGGCGGTCATGGCGAGGACGTAGCCGGCCTTGAGGGACTCCTCGTCGGTCCAGGCGAACTTCTCGACGATCTCCGGGTGGGTGTAGGAGGCGATCCGCTTGATGTCCTTGGACTTGCGCTGGGTCCCCCGGAGGTGGATCCACATGTTGTAGGTCTCGAACTTCTCGGGACTCTCCTTGCGGAGGAGCTTGGCGATGGCCTCCGCCTGCACCGCCTTGGCCGCCTCGATGCAGCCCCGGGTGAAGGTCTTGTTCTTGGAGCACCCGTCGAGGAGGCTCTGGAAGGCGATCATCGCCATGACCTCAGGGGCCAGCCCGAGGCTCTTGAGGAGCACCGCCCCTACCCCGGTGTCGGTCTCCATGACGGTCTTGAGGCGGTCCGAGAACGGCAGGATGGCGCTCTCGACCATCCGAGCCCCCCAGTTGCTCTCGCTCTCCACCCCCTTGTCCATCGCCCTTCGGACGTTGCGGTAGTACCGCTTGCGGCCCCGCTCGTAGGACTCGAGGTCAAGCTCACGCTGGCTGATCTTTCCCATCCCTGGTTCCGTTCCCGGCCTTCCCTGGCCGTGTTTGGCACAACCCGTGTCACATTGATGTTCCGAATCCGCCTATGTCTCTGAATCGGAAGTGGCAGGGTGTGCCAATTTCCGCATCGGAGCCCTCCCAGCACACATTCCGCTGCAACTGTCTTGCTTCCGTTACACGCTACGCACCGACTTTTGAATCCGCTGCGTCTGCCTATTTCGCCACGCCGGCTGATTTGTGAGGGGTATTATCAATCACCCCGCCGAAAGTGTGCCAATTCTGCCACAGATTGTGTCACCGATTTCGCAGGAGATTTTCTCTCCGATGCACTCATCCAACCGTGACACAACGTCCGATAGCGACTGCGGAGCGAGGTGGGCATAGATCAAGGTCGTCGCCACCGCCTTGTGCCCCATCCAGGTCTTCACCCGCATCAGGTCCACCCCCGCCTGCACCAGCCTCGAGGCGCAGGTGTGCCGCAGGGAATGGAAGACGACACCCTTGTCCAGGATCCCCGCCGCCACGGCAGCAGCCTTGAACCGCCGGCTGGCCTCATGGGGGTTCATCCCGCAGAACGGGCCATCGCCATCCCGGGGAATCCCCATGATGACCTCGCGGGAACGCTTGGTCAGCGGGACCGTCCGGGCACTCCCGTTCTTTGACTTCTCCACCGTCACGCTCTCGGGCCTCACCGAGCGCCACTTCAGGGAGACCAGCTCCCCGATGCGGAGCCCCGTGTCCGCAGCCACCACCACCAGTCCCCACTCGCGCCGGCCCTCGAGCTGAGACAGGATCATCCGCTCCTCCTCGAAGGTGAGGTAGCGCCGCTCCGTGCGGGCCTCCTTCGAGAGAGGGATCTGGGGCTTCTCCGAGATCCATCCCATCCGCCTCGCCACCGTGAGCATGGTGGAAAGCGCGGACAGCCTGCGGTTGATCGTCGCCTGCGTCAGGCCCTCCTTGCGGAGGTCACCGATCCAGGACGCGATCCTCCCGAAGTCGATGGTGGAGACGTCGGTGTCCTCACCGAGCTCCTTGGTGACCCGCAGCCCGAGCTCGGTCATCGCATCGCTCCAGCACGACGCCCACCGGGTCTGGTGGGTCAGGCGGTAGAGCTCGATCAGGGGCCTCAAGACCTTCCCCGAGGGAGTCTCGACCATCTCCCTGGGCGGCGGGGAGATCCCCTTCACCACCGCAAGCTCCGCCTCCTTCTCCCACACCCGGGCCTCCTGCTCGGTCCTGAAGGAGTAGCGCACACGCTTGCCGCCGTGCATCACCGACGCCTGCCATGAGTTGTTTCGCTTGGTCACCGGCATGGTCAGGCCACCTTCTCGGGGAACTCGCGTGGAACCGGAAGGCCGGGGACCTTGTCCATCAGGTTGCCCCAATGCTGCTCAAGGCGCTTGAGGGCATCCTCGGCCTCAATGTCCGTCTTGTCCGAAGCGTCCTTCTCGCACCGCTTGTCAAGAGACTTGGCAGCCCGGCGGGCCTCGTCGAGGTTGGAGCACTCCTGCACCTCGAAGACCGTCCCCCCATACTTCCAGTCCTTTTCGGAAGAGTCGCCTTTCCACACCCACGGCATGTCCTCGTCGCGGTCGTTGTACTCCAGTACCGGGGCCTTGCTCTCCGGGAAGACCGCGGTGTGGGAATAGATATCCAGAAACGTCGTCTTGATGCAGTCGTCCCCGATCTCAAACGGTTCCTCACAACCGAGGGCCTTCTCGACCTCAGCCATGAACCTGTCCCTGCGCTCCAACGGCGCGGATGACGGCCACCTGTCCTGGAGGTACTTGGTCAGGCCCGGAATTGGAATGTCCATCTTCTGCCGATCACAGCTCTGCCATGCCATCACGATCCACTTCATGTCGTTCCTCTACTTCCTTTCGAGTGCGTTCATCACCTGCTCGTACACGGCCTTCCCCTTGGCAGTCAGGGTCAGCTCAAGACACCGCCGGTTCTCGGGACTTGCCTCGCTGCGGATCAGGCCAAGCCCCGGCCTCTTGGTGAGCCCCGTGTTCACCAGGTAGCTCGACAGGTAGGCATGGGCACGGCTGGCGGTCGCCCTGCTCACCCCGAAGGTCTCCGGGACCTCGTTCAGCATGTAGGGATGCGGACTCCTCACACCCACCTCCATGAAGATCCCCGCATACAGGAGCGGCATCTCCGGATCCACCGAGCGAAGGACGCGGATCACCCCCAGCAGCTTCTTGGCGTTGCTCATGGGAACGATCATACCGACGAGACATCCGCAAGTCCATGAAGAAGTCCCACTTACGGAAGACGTTGAGGTACAGTTGCGGTCCGGGAAGAGTCTCGAGGTCGAGATGCACCCAGCGGAACCGAAGGGAAGAGACAAGAATCCTCATGCGACCCTCACGATCATTGTGTCGCCCATGAGCCGCAGGGACACCCCCACGCATGACTCGCAGACGAGGTACTGCACGGCCCGAAGCCTCTTTCGATCAAGCTGCTCCCGCCATCCGGACCCCAAGGACTGGTCCAGGCCCACCAAACGGAACTCCCGGGAATACGGGTTCGCAAGCAAGCCCCGGATGACCCGGCGCTCGAGGCGACGTTCGAGGGAATTGTACCCGTACAAAGACCGAACGGTAGGCCATTTCCGGGTGCCATCCTCGAGATTCTGGGTTTCAGGGTCCAACCCATAATCCCGGGTCAGCCGTGCAACACGACGCCGGATCATCCCTGGATCTCCCTGCACTCGTACTCGGCAACCTGGCGCTGGAGGGAAACGATCCTTTCCTTCAGCTCACGCAGGGAAGCAAGAGCTTCCTTCTGGGAGACCAGGAGGTCAGCCGCCTTGTTCAGCATGATGGAGTCCGGATGGACGTCAAGGGCTCCCGCTTCCGCCCTCGCCCTCGCCCTGAGGTACTCCACCGCCACATCCACCTGAAGATCCTGCATCCGCATCCTTGCGCTCCTTGGGGGAATTGAGGGCCTCCCGGAGGGAATCCACCAGGCGTTCAAGCTCGGCGATCCGCCGGTACAGCACCGCTCTCGTCTCGTACACGGTCATGCGCGGGGAATTGTCACCACCTAGAGACATCAAGTCAAGAGGGGAATCAGGAACTTTCCCTCAATTCACCTACGGCACCCCCGAAACGCTGACGGGAATCCACCCAGCCCAGGAAAGACATACCCCCTCGCCAGGGCGTAATCCTGGGAGGGGGCAGAAAGTAGGTAAGAGAATGGTACCCGCGGGAATTGCGGGTGCTAGGGGCGAGTGTCGGGAGGATCCAGGATCCATCCGAGGATGGCAAAGAGGATCAGCAGGACAACCGGGAGGGAATAGACGGCGATGAGGGTGCCCATTGGGTGGGTCCAGGTTACTCAGGACGGTGAGTGGAATTGCTCATCGGAGGGAAGCCCTTGCGTCATCCCGAATCTCCGCAAGTGACGCACTCATGCGCTCCCCACGGAGCATCATCGTACGCGCATTCCTCCGGGTATCCGAGTCAACCAACTCGTCTCCCGAGATGGCGTAGAGATGTTCGCACCCCTCCCCCAGGAGATAGAGGAGGGAATCCAGTTCCGCCCCGGTGACGTGGATGGCAAGCCCACGGGAATCTGAGGAGACGAGCTTCACTTGGCACCCCCTTCCTCAAGCTCGGCCTGGTGGTGAATCTCGGCCATCCGGAGGGAATCACGGACCGCATCCCTGCCCAGCAGATGCATGGCATCGGTGATGAAGTCGGTCAGGGCCTCCTCAACGTCCGGGGGAAAGGCATCGGGTTCCTTGTAGCGGACCAGGGCAACCTGGGCACGTTCGGCGCGTTCTCGGTTAGTCACTTGGCACCCCCTTCCGCAACCTCAAGCACTTCCGCCAGCTTCTCCAGGTCCCGCCGGTGGTGACCCTGGAGACAAGCCATTCCATTGACGGTCAGCGTGAAGAACCCCGAGACCTCGCGGGACTCCACGGATGCCTGGAGGGAATCCCAAACGCGCTCCAGCTTGTCTAGGTTGTCCACCTCGACGTAGATAATCGCCTTCATAGTGTCTCCTACTTTCTTGCTGGGGAATCTGCCCATCATCAGCGGCGGGAATGACGCTCCCGCCGGACGGCCCCGGGATCCGCTGGGGAATCCTCGGGACCGTTTCGGGCGGCGGTAGGTCAGGTCAGGCCATCCCGGGGAAGGTGTCGGACGATGATGGCATCGTCCCCCCGCTGCTCATCGTGGACGTTCCAGGCCAGTACCCAAACGAACCGGCATCGGTTCTCGTCATCGTCCAGCAGGTCATCCTCGGACCATGCGCCAACCTCATCCAGCTCGGCGCGGATGGTCGCGGGATCCGCAAGGGAATCCCAGTCGATCCGGATGGCCCAGGACGCGACCGCTCCATCGTTCCGGCCAGGACGGCAGATATCCCGAACGCACTCCTCGGGAATCTCATACGCGGAGGAGCATGTGTAGGCGGTTACGGTTCTCACTTGGCTCTACCTTCCTTCAAGCTGGGAATAACTGCCCATCATCAGGATCCGGAATTACGCTCCGGATCGACCGGCGGCACTACATGCCGGTTTCGGGCGGCGGGGAATCACTCCAGGTAAACCCCTTCCCCCCTTGCGGCATCCTCAAGCGTCTCGGATATCCAAACGATGACCCCGGTGAGCCATTGACGCTCGGAGTCAGTCAGGAGGGAAACGGCGCGGCCCTCGGTCAGGCGTTCGCATTCCGAAAGGATCCGGTAGGCGGGAATCCGGGAATGCTTCCATTCGCCTCGGTCAACCATTGCGACGATTCGGGCGATCCTGGCGGAGATTGTCAGGGACGGGAAGGGAATCATTGGGTGTTCCGTTGGTGAGGATATCAACGATCCGAGACAATGTGTGCGACCGATTCCAGGGCGTACCAAGCGATACCGTTCAGGACGGCATCCACGTCATTAGCGGAAACGCCTGGGGGAATCCGGTCCCCGTAAAGAGCTACCGAGACGGCTTCAGGGGAAACGTCGGCTTGCTTCACGCAGCGGAACCCCATGACCAGGGCTACCGGATCCCGCTCGCCCATGTCGGAAGCAAACTCCCGGAGGGATTCAAGGATGGTCGCACGGTGCCGCTTGGCGAAAGAGACGGTATCGGTGTAGTAGGTGAATCCGGGGAATCCGGAGTCCGCGCCATGCTCGGAAACGTCCCGGAGAGTGTCGAGCAATTCGGAGACGGGCGGACGGCCTAGTTGGGAATGGACGGCGGACGCGAGAGGATGGGCGGCACGGTATTCGGAGAGCTTCAAGGGGGGCCTACTTTCTTGGTGATGGGTTCAGGACACGGCCCGGACGAACCGGGCGATACGCTTGGATGCCGCCGGGAATTCGTAGCCGTACAGAATGAGGGTCGCTTCAGACTCCTCACACTCCGGATGCGGCACGGACACTTCCAAGCGGAAGCGCCCGACATGACCTTCGCGCACCTCGGGATGCGCCGTGAGCATGACGGCAGCTCCGCAGTAATCGACCTCAACGGAGAACCCCTCGCCGTCCATTGACTCGCAAGGATCGGCAATGATGCCGGAGCATGACGGGATGACGGTCACGCCGTCAACGGTGATTCGATTCCGGGGACCTACGGCGATCACTTGGCACCCCCTTCCGCGATCCTGGCCGAGTCAATGTCAGTCGCTGGGGATCCGCTGAAGGTCGAGAGGAAAGCGCGGACGGCATCGGAAACAACCGGATACGCAATGCCGAACGCGGAGAGCGTCACGGCAAACGCTAGGGGCACGATGCAGAACAGAGTAAAGAGTGCGTCAACGATTGACATGGCTTGCCTACTTTCGGTCTAGTTGCGGCTGTCCCCCGCTTACGCTGCGGGGTGCCGAGGATGGTATCGGCTATGTCTCGCTTCGTCAACCATCATATGAGAAAGATTCACGCTCTTTCCTCAAACGCATAAAGCCGGAGCTCTAACTTCAGGCTAACCATGAAGGCAGCTCCGGATGCCCCCCGGCGATCCTGGCACACGCCCGGCACCGGCTCAATCGGCGCACCGGATACCATATCTCGTGCGGCGCACCTACGGGTAGACGGATCCATCTATAGGTGGCGTATGTCGGTGGCATCGGGCGCAGGCGCAGGCGGGCGCGGGCGGCACCGGCACCCCCACGGGGGGAACCTCGACGCCGGCCCCTGCGATGACCACTTCGCAATTTTGCGTCAAACCTTGGCCTTCCTCCAGCCCAACCTCCAGAGGACTTTGGCTATCGCTTCCCCTGTTTCCCCTACGGCAGCCTCTTCGATGTCCGGATAGGCCGCATGGAGGATCTCATGGACCACGGTGTCCAGCTCTTCTTCCTGGGGTTGCCCGAGGGCGATCCTGAGCACCCTGGCTCCGTAGTCGCATTCCCCTACCTTGTCCCCGAGGTTGGGCACGAAGCGGAGCTTCCACCTCTTCCCCCGGATCTTGATGAATCTGTCTCCCATGGTTCCATAGGCCGACGCCGAGCAGGGTCTCCCCTCAGGACCCTCCCATGTCCACGAAACCCCGATTCATCGACAGGTCACCCTGGACGTGTCTATGGGCCGTACATGGGACCCTGTGACAATCCCTAGACCCTTAGGGCTGGGGACCTACAGAACCTCACATCCCTTGGGGATGGACTTCATGGACAACGTCCCACCTCGGTTATCCGGATCATATATGACCTACTTCCGGATAACTGTAGCACCTTTTATCCAGAATACCCTGAAACACCTAACTCCTTGTGCCACAAGGACTTAAGTTACCAACGGGGTTGTCTACCCTGTCTTGCTCTCAAGTGTCCTATAACCTGCGCCAAGCCGTACCCCAACTCTACCCTTAACTTATCCAGAGGTTTCCCTTGGATGCCTTTAGATGGCTCCAAGACCCTTGTAACTCTGTCTCTAGTCCCTTGTCCAAGTCCCCATGATGATGTCTTCAGGGGATGTCTGTGGCTGTCGGCCCAGAGGTAACCCGAATATCTATCACGGACAGGAGGATGGCAGTCGTTGGATCCTGTCCAACTGACCGTCAGAGCCCCCGCGGAGGCATGGCATCACGGTTCTACCCGACCATGAGCGGGGATCCGTCCTTCGGTTGTTCCGAAGGTACGGGGTTCCATAGGTGACTTTGGGTGCCCTTTGGCAGCTCTGGGGGTCCTTGTCTCCCCTGTCTCCCTGAAGGCCGTTTCCCGGGGTTCCTTGGTGCCTAGGAGGCGTCCGTGGGGTCTTTGGCTACCTGGGTAGCCTTGGGGTGCCCGGACGCATCCTGGCTCCTCCTAGTGGCTCTAAAGGGGAACCGTCAACGAACCGGGATCATGCCCAGGTTCGTGCCGGGTTGGCCGGGGGCTGGATCAGGATGGGGCTCAGGATGACCTCTTGGGTGGTCGTCAGGGGTTCCGTGAGACGGAGGTTGGCATGCCAGCCGGGGAGGTCTTCCATGACCTGGTTGCCCTCTGGGTCGAGCTCGCCGGTGGGCCTTGAGATGACCCCGATGGGGTCGTAGGAGGAGACGGAGGTGGGCAGGAGGCTGATCCCGGCGTCCGAGAGGGAAGCCTCTACGTCGATCCGGGTGTCGCCCTTGAGCCAATGGTCGTGGAAGGTCATGTGGTGATCGTCTGAAGGTTCGCGTCGGTCAGGGTGCCGCTGTAGAACTCGACCTTCCGGATCACGCAGTTGGCGTACTGCGAGAACGTGCCGGGCACGTTGCTGCTGTCCGTCGCCTCTGCACCGAGCGTGACGAAATCGGTGTTGGCGATGGTCAGGTTGTTCGTGCCGCTCTGTACCGTGCCGCCGTTGATGCAGAACTTGCTCGTAGATCCGTTCCAGTAGTGCACCGCCTTCTGCACCCCGCTGCTGCCGATGGTGCCCGTGGAGGTGCTGCCCGATGACCAGAACGCCCGCGCCGCAGTCGTGCTGCTGGCTTCGATGCCGACCTGTGCGGCAGAGGCATCGTCGGTGGACAGCAGCGTCCCGGCCTGACCCGGCGGGTAGAAGTGAACGACGAGGGCGCCGGGGCTGCCCCAGGAGGTGATGTTGGAGTCCAGGACGTGCGCGAGGTCGGCGCTGCGGGTGACTCCGCTGCCTGTAACTGCGGTGTTTTCCAGATACGAGGTCGGTGTCGCTCCCTCCTCAATCTGTGCCCCCCATGCGAGGATTGATTTCTCGTTTCCTGCGGAAACCGTGTACGTGGGATATCCGTTGGAATCGGTCGCTCCGCTCTGCCACATCCCAATCAGCAGACGGACGCCAGTAGCGCCTGTCTGTGCCGTAGCGGTAGCCGACACGCGATACCAACCGTTTCCGTAGTTTTCGATTGTGTACGCGGTCCCCGTGGGGGA